GTGACTTCACCCTGGTTCCAACTAAGCGTAATGCTACCGTTATTAACATTAGCATCTTCCTTCTTATCTCTAAGACCATATGGCTGTATTCTAGCAAACGTCCATTTAAGCGTGTCAATCTCTAACCGCCTTCGCTGTACTTCAGCATTCAACAATCTAGTATCTACACCGTCACCAGTTGGCAATGGAGCTATTGCTAAATCATTAATATGATCTGCATAATACTCAGCCTGGAGAACTCTACCTCTACGATAGATATCATACAAATCATCGTCAGCTGCTACAGCTCTACTAATAGTTCTGTACTCAGGTAAAGCTTTATCCTTACAAATAGTAAGCAGGCTTTCACCCATAGCTAATCTATCTGCAATAGACTGCATCATTTTTTTAGTAACTAATTTAGCCATAACTTTCCAATTGGTCTGCAAGCCAGGGAGTTGAGACCTAGCTTGCAATACCTAAACAATGGGAGGATTGAATATGAAAACACTATATCTAGTCCAATCATACAGTAAGACTACCAAATTTAAGGACATTCGTAAATTTATTGTTCATACATCCAGCAAAACTTTGGTTGCTGTGATGCTGCTTGTAACTTTCTGTTATCTCTGTTTAGCCAACCTTTATGATCATTTATTTCAACTTCATGCAATACCTTCCAGCCAGCTCCTTTCAGAGATGATCCACTTTCAGACTGAAGAGTGTATGTAATAATTTTTTTACCACCCATAGCTCTCCAAGCTTTCCAGGCTCTTGAATACAAAAAACTATTTACACCCTTTGGGGCGTCATCAAATACACAAACTCTAGTAACTTCAGCTGTAAATCCATCATCCTTGAATCTTGAAATTGGTCTACCAATAACACAAACACCAACTAATTTATCTTTATACAAACAGCCAAATGAAAATTTACAGCCTTGAACTTTTTTATTATGCCTATGAAAAGCTGTTATGTATTCATTACATTTTTTTAAATTTAATGGAATAGCACTAAGCTGTTTCATGATATTTATTGCTTATAAAATAATTCAACTAATGCATCCTGGTATCTACGTTTTACAATCCTTGGATCATTCAACGACAACAACCTGGCAATCTTTGTCCACTTAGCACCTCTATCTCTAAACGCTGCTGAATGAGCTACAGCCCAGACAATCTTTCTATCTGCTTCTGGCATCTTAAACGTAAGGGCTAATGCTTTATCAAAGTTATCAATTTGCTGTGACGTAGGCTTTAAATGTGTAACGCCTTGTTGTGTCCATCCATAACCATGCCAGTCCATAGGGTAATCTATCCATGATGCCATCTTAGCTTTACGAATAGCTGGAGGCATTCGTCTGTCAGTCTCAGCAGCTTCTAAAAAAAGATCATGTAGCTTTTCTACGCTCAGCAACTATCTTCTCCATATTTCTAATGAAATCTAACTTTTCAAAATGACTGGCTTTTTGCAGTCCTCTAAGAATATCCATGTATCCATCTTCAGAATACCAGGGCTTTATAACTCTAAGAACTCTATCGAGACGATGCTTTTCTTCGTCACGCTTTCTACTATCAATAGATCTTCTATAATTAATATTAAAATTTTTAGCTGTCTTACCAACAAGATCTTTAATATTTTTGGGTCTAGCGGTATAGCTAGCTGTACAGCTAGCTTCAGAAGTTTTATTATTAATATTACTATTCTTTGATTGTACCGTTGCTAAAGCATTTTGTAATGCTGTCTGTAAAGCTAGTTGTATAGCTAGCTGTTCTTCTTTGCCTTTGGCAATTCTATCGACAGCTTTTTCCTTGTCAACCCTCATTTTCATGCAACGCTCCAGTCAAAAATAAATAATTCCCACAGTCTAGAACATGATCCCTCTTGTACCCACCAACATCCATCCTGGCTAATTTCATCTCTGCAATTATTTTTGTCACTTGCCATGGTTTAATAGGTTCTTTTAATTGATCGCCTAACATAAGATTGATTCGCACGGTTAAGTTTTCGTATAGCTCTGTGTAATCTCCAAGCTCCTGACCACGCTGTGACAAGATTGATTGAGCCTCTTTTGATACCTCGACTGGAGTAGTTTTTTTTTTCATTAAATCCATCCTATTTTTGTTTCTTGATAATTGCCTCGCTCCCAAATAAACCAGGCATAAGCTGTCGTTCCTGATCCATTTACTTCCTGGTCACCACGCCAAATTGTCAGGCGTTTACTAAACACCCAAACCCTAGCTGGTGGGAAATTTTGATATAATCTTTTATGCCTGGCTATGCCTTCAAGGAATGATAGACGTAACAACCAGGCGTGTTTGTTTACACCTAATGTAATGGCATGATGTATGAACTCTGTAGCTAATTTATACGGTGGGTTAGTGACTATTGAATCCGCTAATCGCTGTGACTCCAACAAGAAATCAACACCTGATTTACCGTAACTATAATCATTTAAATCTGTGCTTATAGATCTAAATCCCCATTCATCTAATAACTTGGATATGGCGCCATCACCGCAAGCTGGCTCCCAGACCTCATGACCAAAACCTTCTACATCTAATAAAGCTTTTGTTGCAGCTGGTGGTGTTGGATACCAATCATCCTTTTGCCTACTCATAAACCTAAATCCTTTAAGCTTAATAAATGGTCATCACTATGCAGCTCTTCCCAATCATTATTCCTTCTGGGTAACGGTCTATTTTTTATTGGCGCTGCTGGTTTAGAATCATCTGATTTTGCTGTGACTGGGGCAGTAGATAGTTTGTTAAATTCTTGCTGCATTATTTCCAGGGTAAAAAATCCTTGTTTACATTTACTGCAATACCTTCTGCGCCTGACCATATTGTTATCAGCTTTACGACTGTCTTTAACTTGAGTTGGACGTTTACATTTAAAACAGTTCATCCAGTACACTCTCCATTGTTCGCTTGGCAAAAATAATCTTCTTGGTCAAAAATCCAATCACCTTGTCTGCTAACTAAATCCCCTAGCTCAGAATAACTAACGCCTCTGTTTGTTTGCCTGGCAAATGTTTGTAAATGTTGCTTACCTGGATCTTTACCAGCAAAAACTTTATTTTCTTGCTGTGACCACCATTCAGCTTTTTCTGGATGCATTCTCCAAAGTATAGCTAAAGTTTTTTCAGACTTTAAAAAACATCCATCACAATTACCAAATCCTTTTGTAACTTTAAGATCAAAGTTTTGTTGTTTCCAAAAATCCATGATGTTTTTATTGGTAACTAATGGTTTAATTAAGGGATACCATTCAGTTTCTTTTGAATCATTTTTATAAACTGCTCTATGTGTTTCGTCAGCTCTTATACCAATTGCTGTATGCCATTTTTTCCAGCCACAACTAACTAGATATCTGCGCATTGTTTTTACTTTTAATTCTTGTGTGCAAAACCTTTGATACACATTTGGTAATCTTTTTCTTGAATCTATAAGATATTCAAAAGGCTCACCATTTCTTGCAGCTGCATTGTGACTTACAATTTCAAAACTTACTTTTTCATTTGGATTATTTCTATATTCCAACCATGTAACTTTGACATTCCACCTATCAGAGCATTCCTGGACAAAATCAAGTGTCTCAGGCATTTCACGACCAGTATTTGTAAAAAGTACCTTTGCTCTTTTAGGTAATCCATTATTAGCTTCTAAAATTTTGTAAAGCATATAAGCGCTAGTACGACCACCGCTAAAACTTATTTTAACATTTCCTTCTGGAAGAATGTAACTCATTATCCCCCCAATGCAGCTGTATGCTGCTCAATCAATCTGGTATTAGCTGTTTCTTTAAGTTCAATTAAATTACTGAGAAAAGCTTTTACTTTGGCTAATGAGTTTAGTGTGGCTACAGCTGCTCCAGTTGCTAGCAGCTCTTCTTGTACTTCCTTTTGAGCTGGTGAAATTCTGCCGCCTTTAGGTTTTTTTAATTCAATAAATATTGCGCATGGAACGCCTGACCAAAAATACCTGGTAGGAACAAATAAACATAAATCAGGAAACCCAGTTTTCATTCCCAGGGTTTTTAATTTAACATTATATGATATGTGCCTCTTACCTTCATTAGGTGAATGATGATAGACAGCACCATCAGGTAGGCTCGAATCGAACCATCTTATAACATTTTTCTGCAATTCAGCTTCAGTCACGCCTAAAATAAAAATCATTGGGCGTCACAGCACTTTGGGTGATCTCAATAATCAATTCCATGTTCTTTGCGGATGGCGTTTGTGACTGCGGATGCGCTCTAGGCAAGCACCAGCGCCTAGCCATTGTTGCCTGGTCAAACCCTAACAACTTAGCTAATGCTAAATAAGTCAATTTCTTTTCTTGTCTGTATTGATCAAGTGTCATGACGTTATTATTAATTAAAGTGACTTATAAAGTAAAGCTATTTATTTAATTTGACATATGTGACTTTTGAGGTCATTACTTATACATAATATAATCACATAGGATAACTTAATAATGAACTTAATACGCTATATATGGCAAGCTGAGCGTCAGGCTACTGGATATGGTTCTTTGCTTCGCTATAAAAAGACGTTTCGATTCGCCAAATTAAAATATAAAAAAGAAAGCTATATGTTTGGTTTACTAAATTTAAAAGCATGGGATAACCCACCAATCGCACCACCTAACCATTAATTTAAGCGCGGCATTTGAGAGATGTTGCCATAAGATAAGGAAAAGAATAATATGAATTTATCGATTAAAAGAGTTGAACTCAAGGAAGGGGCATTTAAAATGCCAAACAATTTAGAATATATGATAGATAAAAGCGGCATGATGCGGAAAGATGTTGCTGAAAGAATGGGCATACGTCCTGAGACTGTATCACGCCATGTTAATGGTGGGCTGCAATTTAGCATAGCCCAGGCTGAACAATATGCAATGATACTAGGCTGCAAGCCTCAAGATATTTTGTTTGCTCAGTCAGCAGTTTCATTATTTGCAACACTTGATGATGACATTGTTACGCCGTGCGATCCAACTGAAGGAGAGGTATCTTACTTTGTGCCTTTCCCAGTAGAAGAAGATATGATGTTTGTTAGGGCAGCGCATACAAGACCTAATAAAAAATGGGCAAATGATAGGCTTTATTTATTCAACAGCAGCTGTATTAAAAAACAAATTGTTGATGAATCAAGCTATATGAAGCTTTGCATATTTAAAGTTAAAGACAATAAACAATTGCGCTTTGGTGTTGTTTATCCAGAGCCTGGCGGCACATTTGCGGTTGGTCTTAATGGTGACAGTCACACAGAAAGCGAACAAGGTGCAGCTCCAACTTTAATTCATACAGAGATAAAAAGAGGCTTGGATTTGAGCTGGTGTACACCAATTTTAAGTTGTATAATACAGCCTGAGATGATTGGTGTTGTGCAGAAAGATCACTAGATATGACCATAAGAATCATATCACTTGACTTTTAAAGTAACTTAATATTATTATCCCTCTATTACATATGGAGGGATAAGATGACATTTCCAACAACGCCCAGCTGGGCATCTAGTAAAAACTACTTATGGCATAGCAACCCTGAATCAAGACC